GAACGTGGTGCCTTTGCGTGGCAAGTAAAGAAGAAATTTTAAAGCTGCTCCAGGAAAAGCAACGCCGGTTCGAGACAAGGCGTATTGAGCATTATGATCCCTACGACTACCAAACTAGGTTTCATTTGGAAAGTAAAGATTGCGCTCAAAGAATTTTAATGGCTGCAAACAGAGTAGGGAAAACCTATTGCGGAGCAGCTGAAACGTCTTATCACTTAACAGGTAGTTATCCGGAGTGGTGGAAGGGTCGTAGGTTTATCAAGCCTATCAGAGCATGGGCAGCTGGTGAATCAAATGATACAACAAGGGACATTATTCAAAAAGAGCTATTTGGCAACCCACAAGACCCCTTGAAAAAGGGAACAGGTGCAGTACCACTGGAAAATATTGTAGAAACCGTTCGTAAACCAGGAGTACCAAATGCTTTTTCTAGCGTATTGGTTAGACACAAGAGCGGGGGAAACTCCCAGATTAGTTTTAAGGCATATGAGCAAGGGTTTGAGAAGTTTATGGGCGAGGCTATTGATGTTGTCTGGCTTGATGAAGAACCTAAGCAGGAAATATTTTCTCAATGTATAACCAGGACCGCAGATACAAATGGTATAGTCTACATGACCTTTACCCCAGAACGTGGGATGACGTCAGTAGTAAGCAGTTTTATGAACGATCTAAAGCCTGGGCAGAGCTTGATAACAGCAACCTGGGACGATGTGGAACATCTAGACGAAAAAACAAAAGAGCAACTTTTATCAGTTTATAGCCCTGCTGAAAGGGATATGCGTTCCAGGGGAATACCTGTATTTGGCTCAGGATTGGTATTTCCTGTATCTGAAGACGATATTGTATGTGAAGATTTTGAAATACCGGATTATTATCCAAAATTGGCCGCTATTGATTTTGGATATGACCACCCCACCGCAGTTTCTTGGGCAGCGTATGATCCAGATGATGATATTATTTATATCTACGATGAACACCGGAGAAGCAAAGAAACACCACTGACTCACGCAGCTGTGTTAAACTCAAGAACACCGGGGATACCAGTAGCGTTTCCCCACGATGGGTTACAGCATGACAAAGGGTCAGGAATACAGTTAGCACAGCAGTACAGAGACCTAGGCGTATACATGCTACCTGATCACTTTAGCAATCCCCCTACGGAGGGTAAATTAAATGGTAATAACTCTATTGAAGCGGGCCTTAGCATCATGCTGCAACGCTTTGAAACTGGTCGCTTGCAAATTTTTATGTCTTGTGTTGAGACCCTTGAAGAAATGCGTCTCTATCATAGAAAAAATGGACGAGTGGTGCCGATTAAAGACGATCTTATAAGCGCAATGAGATACGCTTCCCTTTCCATAGAGCGGTTTGGAGAACAAATGAAGAACAAAACGCACTACAGGAAATACGGATTTGAAAAAGAAATCAAGTACTCCAGTGTAGGGATCGTATAATGGACAAAGAGAAAAAGCATGGCTCATAACCTAGACGATGATGAAATCCTATCAATAGTCGAGGGAGAAATTAATGGCTCCTCTGACTATATGGATTCTGAAATTAGCTCCCAACGCGAAAAGGCAATGGAGTACTTTTACGGGGAGCCTTTCGGAAACGAAGAGGAAGGTCGCTCTCAGGTTGTTGTAACAGACGTTCAAGATACCCTGATGTGGATGATGCCGTCCCTGATGCGTATCTTTACAGCTGGTGACAAGGTTGTCAGGTTTGTTCCGGAAGGTCCAGAAGACGAAGACGTTGCAGACCAAGCTACTAAGTATGTAAACCATGTTTTTTATAAACAAAACGATGGTTTCATGGTCTTATACAATATGTTCCTGGATGCCCTGATGCAAAAGGTAGGCGTTGTAAAGCACTATTGGGAAGATATTGAAAAAACCACAACTGAAACATATAAAAATTTAACAAACAACGAATATAATTTATTAATACAAGACGAAAAACTAGACGAAATCGAGCATACGGAAACTGTTGTTTCAAAACAAGCACTCGATCCCATGACAGGCGAGCCTGTAGAGATCGAAGAGATTTCGCACGATGTTACCTTTGTAAGGTCGGTAATGACTGGTAAAGTCACTGTTGAAAACGTACCGCCAGAAGAGTTTTTAATAAACAGAGGTGCTAAGACGCTTGAAGACGCTAGGTTTATCTGTCACCGTTCGCATAAGTCCAAAAGTGATTTGTTAAAAATGGGCTATGACGCAGACGTTATAGACTCCCTCCCAGGATATGTCGGAGGTGCTGACGATATTACAACGTCTCAAGAGTACATGGCTCGCCACGCTTACGATGCAACAGATGTCTATCCTAATCAGGCTTCTGACGACTCAGAAATGGTTGTTCAGATATACGAGTCATACATGAAGATAGACATGGATGGTTCTGGTATTAGCGTCCTGCATAAAATTTGTCATGCTGGTAACGAGTTGCTAGATATTGAGCCAATTGATTACATTCCGTTTTCTACAATTTGCCCGATTCCAATCCCGCACAAGTTTTTTGGATTAAGTGTCGCAGAGACAGTACAAGACATTCAACTTATTCGTTCTACCCTGACTCGTAACTTGTTAGACAATATGTACCTTGCCAACAACGGTAGGTTCCAAGTTGTTGAGGGTCAGGTAAACATTGACGATCTTTTAACAAACCGCCCAGGTGGGATTGTCCGTACTCGTAGTCCTAATGCTTTAACGCCTATTGTAACGCCTCCTTTGAGTGGTGACAGTTTTAAAATGTTACAATACTGGGAGGATATTAAAAGCGGACGCACTGGGGTCAATCCTAAAACCCAAGGGTTGTCAGCTGATGTTTTAAAAACGCATGTAACAACGGGCGCAGTAACAGCTGCCTTGACAAATGCACAAGGACGGTTAGAGTTAATTGCTAGGATATTTGCTGACACTGGTGTTAAAAACTTATTTAAACAAATTTACAATCTTATTCAACGCTACGAAGATCGTAAAAAGGTTGTACGTTTAAACAATGAATATTTTGAAATTGATCCAGGCAGTTGGCGAGAAGACCTAGACGTAGACGTTGAGGTTGGTATTGGATACGGCGACCAAGATGTAAGGCTACAAAACATGAGCAATTTTGCCGGTCTTGTAGAAAAAATAGCTACGCAAACCAAAGGAATTGTCCAGCCCCAGAACATATACAATCTCGTTACTGAAATAGCAGACGAGATGGGCATCAAAAACGTAGACAAGTTTATCAGCCAGCCTCCGACAGAACCTATGCCACTGAGTCCACAAGAGCAACTAGCACAGGCTCAAGCACAAGCTATGATAACAGAAGCGCAAGCATCTCAATTGGAAGCTCAGGTAAAAGCTAAAGAACTAGAGTTAAAAACTGCTAAGATGGAACTGGAACGAATTGAGCTTGAACATAACATGGCACTAAAAAGAGAAGAACTAAAGCTCAAAGGTATAGAGCTAGGTTTTGAAATGAACTCAGATAAAAACATTAAAGCTTAGGAAAAGTCAAATGGCACGACAAAATAACTACTACAGAGTACATTCAAGTGAAAACTTGACTGCTGGAACTGGCTCTGGAACAACTCGTTCTGGAGGATGTCCAGACCAAGTTACCAAAGTAAGGATTGCTACAACTTCAGCAACTTCAAACACATTTGTTAAAATTGGTCCTGGTGCAGACCCAACGGCTACAACCGCAACTGGTGTGTTAATACCCGCAGGAGAATCTAGCATTTTTACAGTTGTTAAAGATGACGAAATAGCTGCAATTACGAACACCGGAACTGCTACGGTTAATATTACTTGGTTGCAAGGCTAATAGGAGTTTACAATGGCTACGAACAAAAAAATCACTGAGCTTACAGAGTTAGTTGAAGCGGATTTGGCAAATGATGATGTTCTAGCAATTGTAGACGTTAGTGCTGGAGAGACGTTCAAAGTCAGAAAGTCAACTTTGGCATCTGCTTTGGCAGGTGTGGCTACTATTGCAGCCACAACTCCAGTAGCTGTTGATCAGGCCACGGGGTCTGTAACAGTAAGTTTAGGCACTGTTCCCATTACATCTGGAGGAACGGGTGCTACTTCTGCTGGAGCAGCACTAACTGCTTTGGGCGCTTTTGCCGATCCCCTGACCACCAGAGGCGATGTTATTACACGAGGAGCCTCTGCAACTGGAAGGCTTGCAATTGGTTCAGCAAATACAGTTCTTACTACAAATGGAACTGATCCAGCATGGTCTACTATTACAAATTCTATGCTGGCTGGTTCAATTGATCTTACATCAAAAGTAACTGGTGCGCTGCCATTGGCCAATGGTGGTACTAACGCTACATCAGCCAGCGCTGCCAGAACCAGTTTAGGTCTAGGAACAATAGCAACACAGGCCAGTAACTCTGTAGCTATTACAGGAGGTGCTGTTACTGGTATTACAGACATTACTGTTGCAGATGGTGGCACGGGGGCAAGTGATGCGTCTGCTGCTAGGACTAACCTAGGAGTTGCAATTGGATCAGATGTTGCTGCTTTTAATGCTGATGCGTTGTTTGCAGATGTCAGTGACAACCTCACTGCTGGTTACTCCAGTGACTTTGAGGCAATAGGGAATTCTGGAACAGGTACGCAGACTCTTGAAATTGCAACGGCGAAAGAAAACCTTAAAACGCTTACAATTAATGGCAGCTTTACCCTTGCTCCACAGACTGTAAATTCGGTAATTGCAATAATCACAACCAACAACGGCACAGGTGGTTACACAATTACCACTTCTGGGTTTGATAAGGTTTCTGGAACTTATAACAACGCTGCATCTGCCAAACATCTTATGCGCTCCACTGTCATTGATGGTACACAAGTTCTGGAAATTCTGGAGATTGCTTAATGACGCTTATTAACCCACTTTTAGGCGGCAATCTTAGTCCCAAGTTTGACACCACGCTCATCGAGGACTCGGTCTGGCTGGACGGTTCAGCGGATTTTCTATCGGCAGAGTTAGGCGCGAAGACACGAACGCGCGCAGTCATTGGGTGCTGGATTCAAAAAACCGGATTTACAACTTCGGACGCTACGATTTTTTCAAAAAAAGGCACCGCACAGTTTGCTTTGCGAATGCAGGATCAAAGCAGTAAAGGCGGCAAGATCAGCATTTTCGACTACGACGGCAGTGCGATGCAATACGAGGCAGAGTCCGCTTCGATGCTGCTTCGCGACAACGCTTGGTATCACATAATGATAAGTATCGATACCACAGCAAACGCAGGATCAAGATTAAAATACTATGTCAACGGAGTTGATCAGACCGGTAGCTTAACAGTTACAACTGACTACACGGCAAGCGACAATCCTAATCTCACCGGAGGAAGCGGCGAGCCAACTCAGTGGGGTGTAGGCTACGGCGGTGCTAGCCAATTTATCCCAGCGTATTTATCTCAGTGTTTTATGCTTGACGACATGAGCATACAAAACGGCGATGTTGATGTTTCTGACATATTAGACAGTTTTGAATTTGGCACCAATGGCAGTCAACTAGGTCCGCAATCTAACTCCGACATTACAACATTGGCCGCT